GAATCCGACCATTCGACTTCGACAGCCGCCTCATTCACGAGGCCACGATATGAAACTGTCACGACCCAGAATATCGGGCTGACTCTTTGCGGATCGACTCGCTCGCAATAGGAATTTATACCCGTCGCGTGCTGGTCTCCAATGCGAGGAATTCCGCTGGCCGCGACGACAGCGTCTTCTTCGTCGCCGATCTCGCACAGCACCTGATAGCCCTCAGTATTTGACCACACCTGATCAATTGCCGAGAGCTTCGCTGATGACAGCGAGCCGCCAGTTTTGCTCCACATTTTTGTTACGTTTTGAATTGTCATGCGATTGTCACCATTACAACATCTTCAGGCGCAAACTCTGGCTTTTTCGCTTGGACTTCTGCCGCTGTTGCCGTGCGAGTTGACGTGACCATGATCTGCCTCAGCGACTTGGCCGCGTCTTCCATCCAATGCGATTGCGTATCCACTGGTCCGCGTGTCAGCATTCGCGATTCCATTGCCGCCAGTGCTGGTGCCGGCCCTTTGTCCGTTTTCTTGTCGGCGGTCTTATCGCCTTTGAGCTTCGCTGCCGCGTCCGCCTCGTCCTGCTTCGTTTTATCATGTGCAGCCTGCTCTGCTGCCAACTGCTTTGCCGTGGCTTCGTCTACTCCCTGATTGACGAACTGCTTCGCCGTAGCTGCTTCTTTGCCTTGTTCCTTTTCAATCTTTTGCAGTTCCAGCCGCTCCCGTTCTGCTGCAATAATGTCCTCAACCCGCTGCTCTTCGCGACGTGCATTCTCCGCGATTTGTTCCATTTCTTTTACGCGGTCTTCCATTGCTTTTTGTCTCGCCCGCTCCGCGTCCTCCGCTGCCTTTTCAGCCGCTTGAATCGCGTCCTCCTGTTGCTTTTTCTTCTCCGCCGCCGCTTCGCGTTCCGCGTCTTGCTTTGCCTTGATTGCGTCCCGTTCTTTGAGTAGCCGTTCCGCTTCGCCTCGGTCCTCATCCGTCGTGTTTCGCAGAGCGTCAATCTTGATCTGCTCTTCTCGGGTCGCTTTCATGTACTCCACCTCCTGCCGGAGGGTTTCCAGATACGATTCGGATTTGTCTTTGGCTTCGTTTGACGCTCGAATCGCTGCGTTTTCCTGTGCTCTGGCACCAACGATTTGCATCAACTCATCGCGTTGATCTTTTAGTCCTGCCAGTCGCTCTTTATCCGCTGCCGCTTGTTCTTGTGCGTCGATAGCATACTGCTTGCGGTTGCCAGTAATCTGCCATGCGTCAGCCCATTCCTCAGCGTCGCGAGCACTCTTTCCGGCTACATCGCTCGCAGTCTGAATGTCCCGGCTAAGGTCGCCCAGCAATTTTGCGTATGCCGCCCGCTTTTCTTCTGGATCGCGGATCAGTTCAATGTCTTCTCGGACATTTGCAGCAAGCGTCGAGGCGTTCTTCTTGAGCTGCGCGTCTAGTTCTGCCGCCGTCTCTTTGGCGCTAGCCATCGCTCTTTCGAATTTTTCGGTTTGCCAGATAATATCGCCCAGCACTTTGCCCACAGCAAAGCCAGCACTTGCGGCCAGTCCCATCAGTCCGAGCTTGAACGCAAGTGCTCCGCCTGCTCCCGCCTTCGAGACCTCGCTGAATTGGCCGACTTTATCCGTGACCGTGCCGACCGTATTGGCAAGCCCAGCCAGTTCACTGTTTCCGGTTATCTTCGCCAGTGTGGCGAACATGTCCGTAGTCGCTTTGACGTCTTTCCCGCCGCTCTTAAATGCTTCGGCCGTTTTCTCAGTACTGACCGCAAGGGCATCCTGCGATTCTGACAACTGAACAACGGCCGCACTCGCATTTGCTGAATTGGTTTCCAGATCCGCCAGCTTGCTCAACAGTGCCTCTTCGGCGGTGGCGAATTGCTCAGCAGTTATCGCCCCTTCAGCCTGGTATTGAGCCAGCTCCGCAAGTTGTCGCTCATACTTTGCCGAAGACGTTTCCAGTGATCGCATGAGCCGCTCGGCCTGCTGCCCGGATTTGCTGGCGTTTACGCCGACTTCGGCCAGCTTTGCGGATGCTTGATCGTCAGCCTTGATCAGGATTTCTACAGCTTCGCTCATACCTGACCTTTCCTTCCTCAGCTTGGAAAAACTGCGCCGCGTCGATGAATCCGACTGACTGATCTAGCACCCCGCCCGCGATCGGGGGGAGTCCTTTTTGAAACAACTCGAACAGGTCCAGCGAACCGATGATCTGTGAACAAAATGAATTCGGGCAACCGTCCAGTTCAAATGTTCCGTCTCGACATTCCTTGCATCCGTCGCCGTCACACAATGGGCATTCAATTTCAACTCGGTTGTCTTTCGTGCTGAGACTCCGGCAGGTTCCTCGCGTACAAGACCGACACAACATTCCGCCCCGAATTAGGGCTGCGACTCGATACTTTTTTTTTCATCTGCGGTGATGTGCTGGTTGTACATCACTTTGCGGAGTAACTCGCGAGCCTCTTGATAGCTCAGCACCTCATGCAATTCTTCGGCGCTGAACTCTTTGCCGCCCATGTTGACCCAGCCAATCACGACGCCCGACAACACTTCAACCGTGATCGCGAATAGTTCCTTGATTGAGATGTCAGGGTTCTGCGTCCACTGGTCCAGAACGTCGGCGATTTTTTGTTGACCTCGCATTGACTGCGAGCGAGCGTAAAACGTCGGCTGCGTTGCCTTCGGCTTATCCGCGTCGATATCCAACACGATCGGGTATTTTTGGCCAGGTTCAAGAAATAACGGCATACGGTCCTCAGTCAAAGGCAATGGTGAGTTCGGTATCAACGGCACTTCCAGCAGTCGCCAGCCATGTGACATCGTCGGTCATCATGTCTGACCGATTGCCCTGCTGCTTGTTTTCGAGCTGAGCTTTTGGCGCGGCGATGACGATTGACGCAAGGGCCACCCCGACCCGCATAGAAAAGGCTTCGGGAGTACTCGTGAGCCACTTGGCATCTCGGTCCTGCGTTGCCACCAATTCAGATTCCGGATCTGCCGTGATGACCGGGGCGCGATTTGTTACGATGGCTGACTTAAAGCCGCTGCGATCTGCTACATCAACGCACTCTCGCATGATGACGCTATTGCCCGCATCAACCTCCACATTAGACGTGCAAAGATTCACCGCGTTCCATGTCAGAACGCCGGGAGAAAACCTCAGCGGTAGTGTCGTTGGGTACGTCGGGGCGATGATTGCCGTGTCGGTTTCGTTGCTGGAGTATTTGCCAGTGAAGGTGAACGTGATAAACGCCACCTTTCCCGTGGGGCAACTAATCTTGAATGTGCCCATCGCACCTGAAAGCAGCGAACGCTTGCCGTCTTTGTAGTGAGCAATCGTCAGTGTCTTGACGCCGTTCGCACCCGGACCAGATGAAACTGGCGAGAATGTTCCGGCAGTGTCGACCCATCCACAAGCAGGCAGCAGCACGCTGGCCCATGTCGGGATTGTTGTGCCGTCATAGCTCAGGTCATGAACGATGGTGCATGTGCCCATCATCCCTTCCGGAATGCCCGCCAGATAGTTGAATCCGCCTTGGCCTTCGCGGCGAGTTACGGCAACGGTCGGCTGAATCGAAAAGTCGCGAGCGTTGTATGCACCTTCCGCCCCGGTAATCGTTTCGGCAGTGCCGACTGTGGTCTCGACCTTGGCAGCAAACACGGCGCGTCGTCTTAGCAATGGCATTTTGTTTTCCTATGTTTTGACAAGGCCCGAAGCCCGGAGGACATTGAGATTGATTCGACGTTCTATTTGTTTCGTGAGTTCCGCATTGACTGCTTCGACCTGCGGACCTGCCAGATTGTTTTTGACGTATGCCCCATAAGCCGACACGCCCTTGATCTGCACTATTGGCAGACGCCCGGCTCCTTCTCGCTTAAACGCATTGCCTCGCCAGTTTATGTTTACAGCCTTGGGATTCGGTCCCATAAAAGCGCCGTCGACTCGACCGCGCCCGCCCACCTTTGAAATCTTGAACGAGACGCCGCGTTTGTCCTGTCGTGCTCCAAAATGTCTCAGGCCGAGTCTCGGAGTTTTCTTCAATGAAACGACCGCCTGCAGGCTTTGCGGCGATGCCGCAGCCCTGATGCTGAGCGGCTTTTCTGCTTCATCCTTTTTTATGTTGATAGTTGCTCTGATTTCCCGGCCCATTTCCAGCTTGGTTTTTTTCGACACTGCGTTGATTGCGGCGGCCAGTTCCTTGGTCAGGCTTTTTTTTGCTGCCGATACTGACTCCGCGAGTCGCTTTAGCTGCTTCGCATCGATGTCGATTCCGATCATGCTCGCACCGTGTATGGGTCACCTTCTGTGATGCGAAACGTGACAGCCAACGGAACCGCAATTCCGTCATAGCTCCCATCAGAGACAACGGTCTGCTGTGATCCAAGATCCGCATTGATTGCGAGGTCTCCGAAGGTGTGCCACGTTGCTGCGTCGTTCACAATAGCTCTGTGAATTTCTGCTTCCATGACGTCTTCGTAAACCTCAACCGGCGTCGTATCTTTTTCGCTTGGGGCGATATGCACGCGAATTGAAAACGTCTGCTGGAACGCAACTGCCGGAGGATTGCCAGGACAATCAAGCTCAGTCACTCTGGAGACTTCGCCACGAGTCAAAACGATCAATCCGTGCTGTGGCGTGTATGTCGCCAGCTTTGTCGGCCTGACGACATCCACGAACGAATACGCTCCAGCACTGCCGGACACCAACGCCTGTAGCCGCGCAAAGATCTCATCCGAGATTCGCGAGACGACAGGCGTTTGGAATGTTACCGACATATCAACACCAGCATTCCAGAGTCATGTTCAGACAACAATTGGACTGACCGCTTCGTCGGCGTTTCTCCGATCCTCACGGCCAGCTTGATTTGATCGCCGCCAGTGTTAAGTTCTTCGCTGCTGATTCCTGTTGTGGAATTGTTAGCTACTCTGACCTCGAACTCTGGCACGATCTGCTCATCCGGAGCGAATGTCGACACCTGATTGCGGATCACGACGGCCTTGATAGTTCTGGCCGTCGCTGGTGCCCCAAACCGATGCGGATGGTACGTGACTGTTTCAGCGAAGTGATCGCTATTGAGAAACACGCCAGCCGCATCGGTTACGATCCGTTCCGCTAAGCTCATGCGCGTTTAGCCACAATCTTGACATAGTCAACAGTCACTGCGTCGACGTTGGCTGATGACGTTTTCTGAATCTGAACGAACGGCTGCAAGCCGCTTGTGTATCCAGCCATTGTAAACGTGGTTGACCGAGCAACTCGATTGCCATCAATGTAAAACTTGATGTCGGACTTGTTACTGAAGTCGATCACGAACCGCTTAAACACGGTGGCCAGTGCCGTAGCAGACGAGACTGGAGCCGTGTCGGTGACGTTGTCGTCGGTTTCAACCGTGACGTCGGTCGTGCTGGTCGCTCCAGTCATTGTAAACAATGCCAGAGCCGTCATCGACGCTGGGGTATCGTTCCGAGCCGATGCCATGCCCCAGCTAATCGTGGTTCCGCTTGTGCATCCTGTCACCTTAACGCGAAATTCGGCTGACAGAAGATCGTCAATATCAAAGCTCAAAGCATCGCCATGAGCCAAGCAAACGTTTTCGACTTCCGACGTTGAAGCCAATGTCAGCACTGCATTAGATGCGTTGCGAACATAGGTGGGAGCACCTGCAGAAGACGTGTCAACGACGAGCCAAGGTGTTGCTGGATCTGCTGATACCGGGAATGTTGCTGACGTTCCGAAGAAGTCGTCAACGTATTCCTGAAAGTCCTGAATACCTGCCATCTCAATTACCTTTCAAAACGGGTCATCGCATTCCGCTGCCGTTGGAAATGCTTCAAAGAACGGCGGACCACGCGGCCCGCCGTATTTTATTAGTCAGGCGATCACGCACCGTTGTGCTTGTACAGGCCACGGAAGTCGATCGGGGCAACCCCGAATGTCTGGCGCACCTTGTACTTGTAAACGTCCTTGTCGAAGTCCCATTCATTCTCGAGAACTGGGGATTGTTCTCCTTCGAGGAACGTCACTTCAACCGTGTCGACTTGGCTGTTGCTGGCTGCCAAGTACCATGCTGTCGAGCTATTGCCGTCCAGCAGTGGTTCGACGATGACCTTCAATGGTCGATCGCCGTTTGGTCCGTAGATGTTTTTCGTGTTGCTGTTACCAGCAGCAGACCCACCGACGGAAGGGTCTGCAATAGACCCAAGCAACTGCAGGGCGGTTGCCGAGATTGCCGCAGGCACAATCAGGAATGACGGCTGAATGTTTAGAATTACATCCGACCGCAATCCCTTTTTGGTCATCATGGAAATGAACGCAGTGTTGAGCGTCGTCACCGATGGAGCACCAGCGCCAGACGCATAGTTCGCGTGACCGCCGGCCGTAGTCTGAGCAGTTGCATTGAACAATGCTCCTGTGTCGGCCATCGTCGGATTGCTTGTCAGAACGCTGTAGACAGCCTGATTCTGCAAACGTCGGCACGCTGCCCCCTGCATTGCAGGAATTCGGCTGATTGCGTCAAGATCATCATTCACGACGGTTTCCCATGTCACGGTGAACATGTTGCCGTACTTGTTGATTTTGTACGTTTCTTTCGTGTCGGACATTCCCGCGTCCTTGTACTCCTTGCCTTCTGGCACCATTTCAGGCGTACCCATTTCGCTGAAGCGGATGCGGTTAATGTTCTTGAAGTCCGCAGTCGTTCCGGCATCGCGTGCCCACATGTTCCAGGTGAACGGAGCTTCCTCGTATCCTGCCAGAAGCGTCTTGTTAGCCGCGTCGAGCAGAAGATTTGAAAAGCTGCCAGTGGTGTGGTACGCATCACGCTGGATTCGGAATCGGTTCATCGATCCCGGATGGCCCATCGCAACCAGTGCAATATCCTTTGCTGCCATTCGGCGAACATCGCAGCCCATCTTTTCCGCGTACATTTCCGCAACACGGCCAAGCTTCATATTAGTGAAGTCCTGATGGCCTGCGGCTGGATTTGCCAGCGTCTGGTTTTGCATTCCGCTGGCTCGCAGAGTTCGCATGATCAGCCCATCACGAGCGGCTGCGAATAACTTGTCGTCGGCTGATTCTGCGACGTTCACACGTTCGGTCGACTGACCGGCAGGTTTGTTGGCCATTCGTTCCAAGATCCTTGTTCTTGCGGTGTTGAGGTCAACGCCGTC